GGTCCTAATCGGCGTTGTCGCCGCATTGGCGGGAACGTTAGGCTTTCGCTTGGGCTCACAACCGCCGCAACAGATTATTGTGCACATGGAGCCTACGCCGCGTTTTTGACTGCGCGGGAAACGAAGGGAAAGAGGCGATGCCGGAGATCGACTTAAAATTTATAGCGAAGCGGCTTGACCAGCTTGGCGCGGACTTTGCGAACATGCGGGACGACATCACGGTGCTCACCGCCATGGTCGCCCGCGTTGAAGCGTCGCTTGGCTCGCTCGTGATCGAGAGTCGCGCAACGCATCGTCAAATGGCGCGCTTCAATGACCGCCTGCGCAAAGTCGAGAATGCCGAGGAGCGGGCGTGACATGGAAAAGGAACAACTGACACTCAGCACTGAGGACGCGGTCAAGATCGCCGTAGCCGACGCGCGGGTTACGATGCTGATGTGGGTTATCGGTCTTGGCTTCCCGATTACGTGGGCGCTGATGCTGACGGGCTTCGGCTTAGTCATCACCCAGCTTTTTAATATTGCGGCGCGGCTACCTACCTAACGAAGGGAAAAGAGGCCAATGGTCGAAGTCACTCATCTGCGGTGCGACAAGTGCGGCAAGGACGTCGCTTACGACAGCAACAGCGTGCCGGCAAGAAAGTGGGCGCGTTGCCGGGTTGATTTCGATATTTTTGACTTCTGCCCGGGCTGCTGGGCGCAGATCATGGCGGCCGCGCAAGTCGAGGAGCCGGCATGACCGCTTATCAGCCGCCGGGCGCGCGCCGCGGCAAAAATGAGGAGCGGCCGGCGCCCGACTATCCGCCCGGCTATGAGCCCGGGGGCGAGCTTTGCCCGCCTTACGGCCCGCAAGCCTGGGCGGTGCTCGACATGCTGCCGCCTTCGCTGCTGCCGCAGAACTACCGCTATTTTCTCGCCGGGGCGATTGCGCAGGTGATCGAAGACTGCGTCGACCAAGCGCTCGCCGGCAAGCCGAAGCCGCTCGGCGGCTTAGGCCGCCGCCAACGCCGGGGCCACGCATGACGGCGCTCGCCATGACGGCCGAGGTCCGCGCCGAGATTGCCGCAGCGGTCGCGCGCGCCCGCGCGAGCCCGATCCCGTGGGCCGACCTCAAGGCTAGCGCCATTCAAACCAACAAGCCCATGGTGACGCTCCCCGACCGGCCGGAGAATTTCAAGCGTCGGCCGGAGTCGCAATTTGTTCAGGTCCCCGTCGGCTTCCTCTGCGCGATCTCTTTCGAGCATCAGCCGCAAGGGCTCGCGCGTCACCTGTCCGTGTCGCTGCGATGGCGCCGCCGCTTTCCAATGACGGGCAATGGCACGAGATCGCGGGCGAGAATGTCCGGCCGCAGCATTCGCCTGCGGAGATCGCGGAGGCTATCGGACCAACAACGGTGACGGTGAGCAAATGACACTTGAGATATGGACCGTCTATCGCCGCCCGCGTGACTACCCCAACCATTTTGTGGCGCGCAAGTCGCTCGCGACGATACCGCCGACAGTGACCAACGACATGTTCGTGGGCGTGACGCTCGACGAGGTCCGCGCCCTTCTGCCGCCCGGGCTGGTTTGCTTGCAAGCCGCGCCCGAGGACGACCCGGTCATTGTGGAGGTTTGGATATGATCGACGGTGGCAGCGTGGAAAACCAGCCATGATCGCCTTGCCCATGTACCAGCGCAAAGCGGACGCCTTCGAAATGACCGATGACGTGCGCCGCGTGCTCGTCTGCCGCAACGCTACCAATAGGATCGCGGTCGCTATCGACTGCGACGTTGCGGAGCCCGGCGACTTGACAATCATTTCGCAGCTCGTCCGCGAAGGCTTCCTATCATGGATCGACCGCATGTTTCTGCGGCGGCCCGGCATCAATGTTGACATCTACAAGCTCTCGCTGGCCGGCGTTGCGCTCTGCGAGAAGCATGGGATCTCACAGGGAGTCAGAGAATGATTTACGTGAACGGGCAAAAAAGGATCGTGCTGACTTACGCAGGCGACTTGCTGCAGCTTGAATTCTATAGCAGCCAAACCGACAAGGCTCCGTACTCCACCATCCGGCTGAGGGGAAAGGAAAGCAACGAAGTCATTAACAAGCTGCGCAATTCAGCCGCCAAGGGTTGAGGCATGAAAGAGCCGGTCGAGCGCGCAATGGGTTCGACGTTCGAGGATCGCGAAACGGTGTGGACGCCGTGACTGGATGGAATGCCTGCATTGTCACTGTCGAATAAAATCAACGCTGTTTGAGTCACCAACTCCAGTCCTGCGAACAAACATCGGCACCGTTCGGGGCGGGTTATTGCTCAGAACCTGTGCTTGCATCTGAGTGGGACTAATGAAGGACGTTGTCATCGCTGGGACACCGGCCTCATAGACGACATCGCCGCTGGCAAAGCCGGTGCCAAGCACGGTTATTATTATTCCACCAGAGCCCGGCACCGTGATGGGGTTGGGGTTAAGCGAGGTGATGACCGGCAATATTGGTGTCACCGCATGGACCAGATCCACGATATTTGAATTCCCAACCGTGGGAGAACGAACCTGGACCGGCTCGCTGCGCGGCGGCCCGGCATTGCTGTGGTTGCAGTTCAGCTCGGTCCCTGGCGTGACGATGAACGTCGGCTTCTGTGCACCATTAATATAGATGATGCCGTCGCTCGGAAAATTGGTACCGAGAACGCGGAGCGTGGGTGTGCCGCTGCCCGAGGCCGGGATCAGCATTGGGTTGGGATCGAGCGAGGTTATGATTCCCGCCAGCGGATTTGGCGTGAACAGGAACGGTAATGTGCCAGCGCCGAGCATGCCGCTGTCCTGCACCGTGACTTCGGCGCTGCGCGCAATCGGTTCCAGCGACGGTTGGACCACGAAACTGACCTGCGTTGGTGAAATCAGTGTTGTTGGCACGGCGACGCCGTCCCACCTGATTTGGGTCTGCGCGCGGAAATTGGTACCGGTGACGACGATCGTAAGATCGGGCGCCATGCACACCGCCGTGTCCGGCGTCAGCAATGTGATCTCCGGCACCACAGCCGCCGTGAATACAAACGGCCGGGTGCCGGCGCCAGCGGTGGCGCCGTCGCGCACCGTGACAACGGCAACCCGCGCCGTTGCTTCCGCGGAAGATGGCACGACAAAGCTGAGTTCCGTCGCCGAAACGAATGTCGTCGTCTGAGCAACGCCGTCGAACAGCAGTTCACAGGTGCCGGTGAACAGCACGCCGCCAGCCCGGACGACGTGATTCGGAGCGCCGGCCACGGCAGTCGACGGCGTCAGCGAGGTGATCGCCAGCACGGCGGCGGTGTAGTCAAACTGCAGGGTTGCGGCTGAAACGAGTGTTCCAGTCAGCGCCTGCACCGGTACTTGCCGGGGTGCAGTCTCGATCTTGGGCTGGATGATGCAGCGTAGTTCGGTCGCGCTGACGAACGATGTCAGCACCGGCGCGTTGTCCCAGATGATCGTGGTCTGCGCAATGAAATTGCTGCCGAGGACTCGCAAGATCGCGTTGGGACCGCCAATCGGCAGCGCCGGCGGATCGAGCGAAGTAATCACTGGCAGGTCGGTGACGCCAACACCGCGTTGCCACCATGCCCCTTTCCAAACATAAGAGGCCGGATCGAATCGAAAGCCCTGCTCGAGCGCGGGAGAATCTGGGAAGTCCATGCCCATGGTCACCCCCTTTGCCGCGCTTTGAGCGCTTCGATCTCGGCTTCGAGCTGCTTCATTCGGGCGACTGTCAGCGCGAGCACCTGGGCGATGTCGTAGCCTTCGACTTTCGGGACCGCTTGCGTGAGATCGCTGGTTCCGGGCGAGGCGTAGGAGACCAGGTCCTCGGCCATGTCCTCGGCGATGAACCCATACCGCATACGCTGCTCGGGAAACGGCATGGGGCTGGCGAGCGGAACGCCGTCCTGATCCAACGGCGGCGATGGATCGTTCAGCTTGAAGCGCACCGGGTTCAGCGCCGCCCAATCGGTATCGATCTCCACGGGCAACACCGCGCGGACGCTGTTCTTGTCTTCGCGTGACGAGCGGTTGGTGAGCGAAGCACAGGACACCTCGCCGTCAAAGTAAGCACGCGGCGGAGATGCGATCTGAAGCAGTATCGCTCTGCGATAGCCCCACCCGCCGCAGGCTAGGTTGAACGCCACACTGCTTTCGTTGGTACCGGCATTAGCGCCATCCTTCTGCCCAGAGATATCGGCGTTTTTCTGGCTGTCTGGCGTGCGAAATATGAGCTGACCTGTGACAACGCCATTATTGCTGTTAGCGCTTTGTAAGTAGAAGTGTTGAGTGTTCGCCATAACGATGTAGGAATTCATCGTTAAGCCACCGGCCATCGTGTCGCCGGCAGTGTTTATATAGCGCGCGTCGTAACGGGGAAAATCGTTCACCGTGTCGATGATGTCGCGCCGGTTGGTGCCGTCGTTGTTCTCGATTTGAGGCTGCTGGCCGCCCGAGCTTTCGCGAATGACCATGCCAGCGCCAGGGATCTTGTAGACGGCCCCGCCGCCACTGAAGAGCACACCCTGGCCATCGGTCCCGAAATTCAAATTGCCGGTCATGGTATCGCCGGCAAGATCGACTTTGCTCGCGGACAAATCCTCCAGCGAGTCCTGAACGTTGGTTTGGCCGTTGACGTTGGGGATAACCGAGACGTTGGAGGCTGTCGTCGCCGGACCGCCAATCGCCAAATGCACCCAGGCCGTTCCATCCGAGACCAGCCAGTCGCGCGCGGCGAAGGTTATGCCGGCGGCCGGTCCCGTCGTTGGCGTGCCGGGGACCGTAACGATGACGTAGTGCCCCGCTGCCACTGCGGTCGCGGGCGGCAGTGCTCCGTCGGGATAGCCGGACGCGAGGGTAAAGTCGCACTGCGCATCGGCGGTGCTGGCATCCATGACGCCGACGAGGAGGACAACACCGACTGCTGTCGCGACCAAATCGTCAACGTACCGTTTGTGCGTTGCCTCGCGATCGGCGACCGGAGCTGGCAGCGGCAGTATCAGCGGCCCGGTCATCGTGTCGCCAACCTTCTTGACGAAGTCGGCGGCGGCTGTGTCCACGGCCCACCCGGCGTCTTTGCGTATGTACGCCTGACCGTCTAAAGGAGCCTCGGGCAGATTGATCTGCACCCACTGCGACGAGCTGCCGTCGTTGTAGCGAACGTAGGTGTCACCCGTGAGGCTGTTGAACCAGATTGTATCGTCGACAGGTGCCGCCGGCGGCGTGTCGGAAACAATGACACCGCCCGCTGCGATAACTTCCTGCCATGTCGAGTTACCGAGAAGATCGCGGACGCGCGCGTAGTGCTTGTCGTCCGGCGGCGGCTCGACGATCGCGCCGGCGAGCAGATCGGTCGCGAGCGGCACCACCAGCATGCCGTCACCGCCGGAGGCATCGACGTCAGCTGCTTGAGTGGCAGAACGTGGCGGCACGTAAACACCGCCAAGGAATTGCGGCGCGATGCCGGCCGGCTGCAGGTGGACGATGTCTGGTGTGGTGCTGGTATCCTTGGTCAGGCCGGTGCCGAAGTCGAGCTGCTCGGAAACAAACGGTTGCCATGCCGGCGGGCCTGCAGCCGGGTTGACCCTTGCGTACTGCACCCCGTCCGCTGGCGCCGGCTCCACGATCGAACCCGCCAGCAGGTTGGTGGCCAGCGGCACCACCAGCCGGCCATCGCCACCGGAAGTGTCGACGTCGGCACCCTGCGTTGGACTCCGCGGTGGCACCCAAACGCCACCGAGGAATTGAGCCGCGATGCCAGCCGGTTGCAGGTGAACGATGTCTGGTGTGGTGCTGGTATCCCGGGTCAGACCGGTGCCGAAGTCGAGCTGCTCGGCGAGAATTCGGGTCCAGTCGCCGCTGAGAGTCGTGCGCGACCTTGCATACTGCAATCCGTCAGCGGGCGGCTCGACCAGGGTGCCCGCGAAGGCACCTTGCGCAATCGGAGCCGTCAATACGCCAGCGGCGCTCAGCGTAAGACCCTGATTGTTATCCCGCACCGGCACCGTGACGCCGCCGATTTCACCCAACGTGTTGGCGATCTGCAGGTTGACGGTGTTGCCAGTGGCATCGAGACCGATGCCAAAGTTCATGATCGCTACTTCGACATGATTGAACAGCTGAGCCGCGTCATTCCAGATGGCGTAATCGCCCTCTTTAAGCAAAACGCCATCGAGGCCGGGCGTGCTGCCAAGCGGCGGGGTTTCCGACACCGCAGGATCGGCGCAATCGACAATCCAGTAATCGCCATTGGCCTTGGCGGGGATAGCGCCGATGTTCGGCACGTTAGGAGCAGGCTGCCACATGCCCTGATAGGTCAGGTCGATCGAGCTGGTCACCGGCGTCCATGAGCTGACGCCGGCATTGGTGCGGGTGCGCGCCCACAATTGCCCGGTGCCGTTCTGCGGCTCGACGATGCTGCCAGCCAGCGACTCAGTCGCCAGCGGCGCGGTCAGTATTCCAAGGCCGGTGTTTAGGTTGAGACCTTGGGAGACCGAACGCGGCGTGATGCGCACGCCGCCAATCTCGTTATTGGTATTGGCGATCTGCAGATCGATGGTGTTGCCGGTCATTTCCAGACCGATGCCGGCATCGATCGGCGTGCCTTCGATCCACGAGCTGGCCCCGCCTGTGGTGCGCGTGCGGGAATAGATCAGACCATCCGGCGGCGGCTCGACGATCGAACCCGCGAGCTGATCGGTTGCAAGCGGCACCACCAACTGGCCATCGCCGCCGGAGGTGGCGACGTCGGCAGCTTGCGTCGGGCTGCGCGGTGGCACCCAGACGCCGCCAAGAAACTGCGGCGCGATACCGGCCGGTTGCAGATGGACGATCGGTGGCGTCGCGGTCTCGTCCTTGGTCAGGCCGGTGCCGAAATCGAGCCCCTCGGCGGGAGCGACTAACTGCCAAGTACCGTTGACGCGGACATAGGAATTGCCGTCGGCCGGTGCCTCTTCGGTGACCGGCACCCACGACTCGTTGATGCGGCCATAGCGCTCGCCATCGACCGGCGCTTCGCCGACGATCTCCTGCTCGACCGGCAAAGGGGTTTTGCTCATGTCGTTCATTGTTTGCCGGCCCTTATGTGAAAGTGAACTGCAGGCTCAGCGGTGGCGCTACCGGAACGACGTTGTCGTGCGACCCGCCATGCTGGTGACCGATCCGGATCGTGACCGGAACGGATCCAGCTGTTGCTGGCGGCGTGAGGTCAAACCGGACGTCGCTGCCGTTCACCCAGCGCGTCGGTACTGCCGCGCCGTTGACGATCACGGTTGCGGTGTTGCCGAAGTTGGCACCGAGCAATTGGACTTCCAGCTGCGCACTGCCGCGCGGCGCAGTGTTCGGCACCAGCGAATTGAGCACCGGGTTGAGCACGCACTGCGCTTGCATGGAGTTGGACAGCGCGGTGCCGCTGCGCACCCGCATGTCAAAGGTTCCGGTGGTGGCGTTTGCCGCACTGGTCGTCGTCGTCAGCGTCGTGGCGTTGACGTACGTCGTCGTCAGCGCCAAGGCCCCACGCATCACCACGCTGGTTGGCGTGAAATTGGAGCCAGTGTAGGTGATGGTTTTCGGTGCATCGCTGAACCCAACGATGTCCGGGAAGATAGCCGACAAGGCTGGCGTCAGCACCACCTGGGTGAAGTCGAACGGGCAGGTCGAGACTGACGTGGCGGTGCCGTTGCGCACACCGACGATCGCTCGTCGCGGCGTCGCCTCAGCCGAAGGTCTGGCGGTGAAGCGCAGCTGCGTTGTTGAGACATAGATGGTGGCGACGGCAGCCCCGTCGACCAGGACGACACTGGTCGGCTGGAAGTTGCTGCCGTTGACAGTGACGACGACATCGGCCGAAAGAATTTCGGCGCTGGCCGGCACCAGCGGGCAGAGGATCACCGGCAGCGGAATGGCCGTCAGTGTGAACAGCGGTGCGCCTTGTCCCACGGTGGCACCGTCGCGCACGGTAACTTGGGCTTGGCGCGGCAGCGCCTCGGCGGAGGTGTCTGCGGTAAAGCGCAGCGTGGTCGGACTGACGTAGGTGGTGGTGACGTTGGCGCCGTCCCATTGCAGCACGCAAGTCGGCGTGAATTGCAAACCGGTGGCCGTGACCAGCACGTCGGGCGACAGGCACTGCGCAGTATCCGGATTGATCGAGGTGATCATCAGCGGCGGGATCGCCGTGAAGGTGAACGTGGGCGCGCCGAGGCCGGCGGTGGCGCCGTCTTTCACGGTGACGATCGCAGCGCGCGGCGTTAGCTCGGCCGAGGAGTCCGCCATGTAACGCAACTGCGTCGGGCTGACATAGGTCGTGGCGACGTTGGCGCCGTCCACCATCAGCACGCAGGTTGCGGTGAACACCGTGCCGTTGACGGTGACCAGCACATCGGGTGACGCGCATTGCGCAGTGTTTGGAACCAGCGAGTTGATGGCGAGAAGCGGTGCTGCCGTGAAGGTGAACCGGCAGTTACCGGCGGCCGTGGCCGCGCCGTCCCTCACCGTGATGGTTGAGGCTTTCGCCGTCGGCACCGTGCTCGGGCGGATCGGAAACGTCAATTCGCCAGTGTTAACGAAGGTGGTGGTCTGCGCCACGTTGTCGAGATAGGCGACGCACGAGGCGGTAAAATTCTGGCCGATGACGCGGCAGGTCAGGTCGGCCGAGCCGCAAATCGCCGTCGACGGAATGGTCGGGCAGATCACCGCCAGGATGGTCGGGTCGAGCGGCGCGCCGCTTCCGGCCGCAGGCGGCCACGGCTCGGGCAAGGTGCAAGGGGCAGGAGGAGCGCAATTGTCAAAGCATGCGGCAAGCATCCCCACGTCACTTCTCCCTTAAGTGCTGCTCGGGGGCGCCTCACCGGGGCGGACAGTATCACGCCCGCCGTCGTGGTGGTATAGAGAGCCCGGTAACCCCCTTCCATTGGAGCTCGCGCAACATGAAGAAGCTTTTGTTAGCCTGTGTAGTCGCCCTGGCGGCGTGCAGTCCTGCCCTGGCGGATGTCATCGACGTCTTCGCAACCGTGGACGCGCTGCCGCCCGCGCACACGTCCAGCGCTACCGGACAACTGGTCATCGTCGGCGTGGCGCTGCCGTTCTTTAGCCTGAACACCGTCGTGATCAACTCGCAGGCGACGCTTCCCGCGCCGGGAATTCTCGACACCAATTCGCTGAACCTAAATCAGACGGTCGGCGGGGATCACACGCTGGTGCTCGACATCATCGCCTCGGGCCTGACCGGGCCGGGGTCGCTGCAAAACATTCTCTCGACATTTTCCGTGAGCGGATTGACGGACGGCTGGACCGCGCGCGAGCGGACTTTCATCAATGGAACGCTTCTGTCTGACACCGGGACGTTCACAACGCCGAGCGGGTCGGCGTTTGAGATCAAGCCCGCCTTCCTGGGCGCGACGTACTCGGCCGAGGTCATCTACACGATCCATGGCGTCGGCATCGGTGGCTTTAACGGGGGCATTGATATGTCCGTGGCAGTGCCGGGGCCGATCGTTGGTGCCGGCATCCCCGGGCTTCTGACCGCTGCCTTCGCCGGCTTCCTCGGGTGGAAGCGGCGGCGGCGAGGCTTGGTTGGAAACGGCTGAGTTGTTCGCCCTTCACGGCCGTTGACCAAGGGGCCCCTCGTTCTTCACCCCCTGGGGGACGAGGGGTCCTTCGTGCGCGGCGCTACACGATGCGGACTCAAAACGGCTTCATTCTAACCAATGTGCCCGCGCAGGAGCGCACCGTTGTGCGCGTTGCGAAAGTGCCGGGCGAGCCGGGCGACCATCCGGGCGAACAGGTCGTCACGATCTGGGCGCGGGGGCGCAAGGGGATCGAGCAGCGGAAGCTATCGAACGTTTGCACGCGGGTCCGCGAGGACTTGGCTACGACCGCGGTCGCCTATTATTCTGCCACCCTCCGGCGGGTGAGTCAGCGCTGGCAATTGCGCGAGCGCGTGCCCGATCAAGACTGGTGACTCAGGTGCGCGCTAGGCATTACGCCCTCCTCTGGACGCTCGCGCTCACCGCTGCCTGTGCTATCGTCATGGCCGTTACGCTGGCATGGTGAGGGCATGGGAAAACGCCGCGCCGCAGTTGATCGTGAAATGCTGGACGCCGACTTCATCGTTTGCATGCCGGCAAGTGCTGAGACGGAATTTACCGACAACGTGACTGCGATCTGCTGTCAATGCGGGCGCTCGGTCCAGCATCGCCCCTATGTGCCGCGGAAGGTGCGGAAACTTTGCACCGAATGCGCGCTTGGCATGGTGAAAAAAATAGAAGGGTTCACAATAACCCAACGGGTGCGCGCCGAGGTCGCGGCGGTTTTGAAACGGCGGCAGCATTGAAAAAAGAGGATATGGTCCGCGCCGCCAACGCCAACGCCTGGGCGCTCGGGACGCGCGCGCACAATGGCTTTAGCGTCCGGCGCGTCGTGTGGGGCCGCCTCATGGCGCGAGCCGAGAAACGCCCGGGCGAGGAAATCCGCCGGGCGATGATCTTGGTGGCTACTCCTCCAAGCAAATCCGCAAGTCCGGGGCGAGCCGCCCGGGCGCGAGCATCCCGAGGCCGGGCTCGCCGGCAACCACCAGCGCCGCGCGCGGGAACAGCCGCGCGAGCGCCGCCTGCCCGAGTGTCCCGACCTCGTGAGCCTCGTCCACCAGCACCAGCGGAACATTCTCATCCGGATAGAGCCGGCCGGCCAGAATGTCCGCGTCGTCAACGACCCGCGCCCGGCGCCGGAAATCCTGCCAGCGCTCGCCGAGCTCGCTGACGAGCGATAGCGCCGGGAGCCGCTCGCCGCGCTCTAAGGCCGCCGCATGCGCCGCCGCCATCAGCTCGCCGCGGAGCCGCGCCCGCTCCTCGAATGCAAGCCCGGCCGCGAGCTCGCGCCGCCGCTTGCGCATGAGCTTGTCGGTCGCCGCCCCCGGCTCATGCCCGCCCGCCCGCCTTATGAGCGCCATAAATTCGTCGAGGAAGCGCGCCCGGTGCTCCCACCGCACCCGGTCGAACTCCCCGCTATGCGCATAGGCGACCTCCGCCAGCGGCCCCGCCAAGGAGTCCCAAAACAGCGTCGTGAGGTCGGCGCCGAATTCGATCAGATCCGCCACCGAGCGGCGGAACATATTCGCCGCCCCGGGGTCGAGCGCCACCAGCGCAAAGCGATGCACCCGTACGTCCCACTCCTCTATTGCCTCTAATGCGACGGCGGTGAGGACGTCGCTCCGCCCGCTCATCGGCCCGCCGTCGATGGTCGCCACAAACTGCAGGCGCTTAACCAGCAGCGGCCGCAGCAGCCGCGCGGCTGACCGGCTATCGCCGCCGGCCGGCGCTTGCGGTAGACTTGGTGCGGAGGCGGGTCCCATGACCGCAACGATTATCCCTTACGAAGACGCCAGCTCAACGTTCGAGCGCGACAAAAAAGTGTTCCACCTCCGCCTTGCCGGCGTCTCGCCACGCCGGATCGCCGAGGAACTAAGTTGTTCGCTCGACCAAGTCGAGCAGTCGCTAGACCGCATGACCGGCGGCGTGAGCCCGGCGCTTCGCCAGCGCACGATCCTGATGGAGTTGGAGCGCCTCGACGCCTTGCAAAAGGTGCACTATGCCAACGCCTTGAACGGCCAAATCGGAGCCACCCTCGTGGTCGTCAAGCTCATGGAGAGGCGCTCCCGCTACCTTGGGCTTGACGCCCCGGTGCGTACCGACGACCCGCTCGGCGGCGCCGGCCAGCGGGAGTCCAGCACCGAGGGGCTCCTGCGCGAGCTCGACCGCATCGCCGCCGAGCGCGGCCCGCCGGGCTCCGGCCCTATCATCGAGGCCGAGGTCGTCCCCGAAAGCGCCGAGGCCGCGGATGTACCTCCACGAACGTGACTTTTTTTTCGAGGAGGTCCGGCGCGTCCACGAATTCCGCGACCGCCTCGGCCGCCTGACGCAAGCCGAGCGCGAGACTTTGGCGCAGCGCATGGGCGCCAATGCCGTCAACAATTGGAGCGTCGCGGCGCGCGGCGCGCAGCTGCCGCCGTTGAGCTTGGAAAAAGATTTCTGCTGGCTCTTCCTTGGTGGCCGCGGGACCGGAAAGTCGCGGGCAATGAGTGGCGCCGTTCATATGGCCGTGCGTGCCGGCGTGCGGCGCATCCACGTCATCGGCCCGACCACGGCAGATATTCACGACGTCTTGCTCGACGGCCCGGCCGGCATATTGCACACTGGCGGCTCCGACCCGGCCCCGCGCTGGCTGCAAAGTCGCCGCCGCCTCGAATGGCCGAACGGCGCGCACGCGGTCTTCTTTTCCGGCGAGGAACCCGAAAGCCTGCGCGGGCCCCAATGCGAATTGTGCGTGGTCGATGAGATCGCCCGCTGCCGCTACCAGCAACTTATTTTTGATCAACTGTTCCTCGGCCTCCGCCTCGGCGCTCGCCCGCGCGTGCTCATTGCAACGACGCCGCGGCCGACGCCGTTTATGAAAAAGCTGCTCGCCATGAAGGGCGTCAGCATCACCACGGGATCGACCTATGATAATTCCCAGCATCTTTCGCCCGAGTTCATGCGCAAAGTTCGCGAGCTGTACGAAGGCACGCGCATCGGCCGGCAGGAGCTCCACGGCGCGATGCTGCTCGACCCGCAAAACGCGCTGTTCAAGGACGAGTGGCTGCAATACGACCCGGTGCCCGAGGAGCTCATTGAGCAGACGACGGTCGGCGTCGACCCGAGCGGCGGCTCGGACGAGATCGGCATTGTTGTCTCGGCTGTGCTGCGAGACGGCCGCCTCGCGGTGCTTGCCGACCGGACGCTTGTGGCGAGCCCGGCCAAGTGGGGCGACGAGGTGGTGCGCGCGCACGATGACTTCGACTGTGACGACGTGGTGGTCGAGCGAAATTTCGGCGGGGATATGTGCTCTGACGTTGTCAAGCACGCCGCAGACCGCGCCGCCCAGGCCGGCCGTCGGAAGGACAACATGATAAGGATCAAGGAGGTCGTCGCTTCGCGCGGGAAGACGATGCGCGCCGAGCCGATCTCGCTGCTGTTCGAGAAAGGAAAAGTGCTGATGCGGCCCGGGCTCGACCAGCTACAAGGCGAAATGTTATCTTTCAGCCGGGAGTGGGATCGCGCGGTTGATGGCAGTCCCAATCGGCTCGACGCGATGGTCTGGGGCCTCGCGCGGCTCGCAAAAATTCAGATGGAAATTCCGATGGCGTGATAAAAGGGAGGCGGAGCCCGGCACGGCAGTTGTGGCCGGGCTCCTGGGGTCGCCGCAGCGGCCTTGCGGGCAAGGATAGAGGTTAATGTGACGATGGCAACACGATGAGCCCCGGACCCGTCGAAGAGGTTGGCAAAGCCGCGTCCGGGTTTATGACGGCTATGTCGTCACAGCCGATTATGCTGGGCATGGTCATGATCGTGCTGGCATTGATCGGCATGCTGTTCATGACATTGCGGGCCGCGTCCGAGGCCCGTAAGAACGAATTCGAATTGATCTTCCGGCAGCAGAAAGAAACGCAAGACATACTCTCGCGCTGCGTCGTCGTCCCGCCGCAGCAGCGTGGTGACATTGACCTGCCGCGGCTGGGCGGTCTTTGATTGGTCCCGGCAGACCGGCGGCATGGAAGACCGGGGCGCGCTGGTGTAGGGTTTCCGCCACCTCAAATTCGCAAGCGAAGAGGAGAATAGCGATGTCCTGTGGTGGATGCGGTCAGGCGCGCGCTCAGTTTTTTGGTGCCGTCCGGCGCGGCGACCTCGGCGGCGTCGTTCAAGCCGTGGGCACTGCGATCAATATCAACATGGACAAAATCCGCGGCGTCGACGTCGAGAAAAAATACGGCGGCGTCAGCAAGTCTCCGATCGTCCCCGCGGTCCCGTACCGGCGGCAGCCGGGTCGGACAGTGTGATGCCGTCTTTTTTGTCGCGCCTCGTTTTCAAACAAGCCCCAGAGGTGGTGCCGGTGCCGACCGGCGTCGAAAGCGCCATCGGCGGCACCGTGACCTTCGAGCGCGACAACATGATAATGCTGCGGGAGTATTACCGCTCCATCTATATGTGGCGCTGCGTGGACATGATCGCACAAATGAGCTCTTCCATTGTGCTCGACGTGGCGCCGCTGTCGAACCGCGCGCTCTCCGAGGAGGAAAAGGCGGTCGACCGGCTGATCAAGAAGCCGAACCCGCAATGGACGGCGGCGGCCTTGCAGTATTTCGTCGCAGCAAGTCTCGCGGTTGCCAATCGTTGCTACCTGCAAAAGGTCCGCAGCGAGATCGGCCGCAACGTCTTGGAGCTTTGGCCGATCCCGGCCAACGAGGTCACCACCAGATATCGCAACGGGACGCAAGTCATCGAAGCCTTCGTGCGCAGCACCGCGACCGGCATCAAGGTTTTCCCGGTCGACGATAATGGCGACTCTGACATGATCTTCATCCGGCGGCCGGTGCTCAATCATGCGTCGGACAAGTCGCCGGCTTCGGTTGCGGTGCCGCCGGCCGAGACTTTTACCCGCATCCTGCAGCGCTGCTACGACATCGTATCGAACGCCTCCAATATCACCGGGGTTCTTTCGACCGAGGCCGAGCTCGGCAAGCAGGTGGTTAAGGACGTCAAGAGCGAGGTGCAGCGCTTTCGCACCGGCGCGGCCGAGAGCGGCGGCATGCTCGTCACCGCCAATGCGAAGTGGCAGATGACGCGCCTGTCGGAAGACCCCGCGACCGCGCTCTCGGTCGAGATCAAGGACAGCCTGGCGCGCGATGTCTGCATGACCTTTGGCGTGCCGACGCAGCTCGTCGGCCTGCCGGGGACCGACACCTATAACAACCTTGCCCTCGCCCGCGTCGGCCTGCTCACGGACACCGTGCTGCCGGGCTACGTCAATCTCTATGTGAGCTCGCTCAACGACGCCTTCATGGACGACCCGGGGACCGGCGAGCGCACGGCGATGATCAAGCCGAACACGGCGGCGATCCCCTCGATGGCGGCTTCGCGGCTGCAGCTCGTCGATACCGCCGTCAAGGCCACCATGTTGACGCTCAATGAGCAGCGCGCGCTCCTCGGCTTCCCGCCCTACGAAGACGACGAGGCGGACGTTCCCGTGTTGTTGGAGGAATTGCGGATCAAGCGCTTGCAGGTCGAGAGCGGCGCCGGCAACGTTGCGGACCAGATGGCCAACGAGCCCGGGTAATGAGGAGGATGCGCAATGTCCTACAAATCGATCGTCATTTCGTCCGGACACGGTTTGTATGTCCGCGGCGCCGAAGGAATTTTAGACGAGGTTGACGAAGCCCGCCGAGTTACCAAGAAAGTGGCGGAGCTCCTCCGCGCGCGCGGCGTCACCGTCGTGGACTTCCACGACGATAAATCGAAAACGCAGGACGACAACTTGGCCGCGATTGTGGGCTTTCACAATTCGCAGAATCGCGAGCTGGACATCAGCGTGCACCTGAACGCCTACCAGCAAACATCGAAACCGATGGGGACGGAGGTTCTCTATGTCTCGGAAGCCGAGCTCGCCGGCCGGCTGTCGGCCGCCATTGCCGGCGACTGGTTCATCGACCGCGGCGGCAAGCACGAAACCGGCCTTTACTTTCTCAACAACACGACGATGCCTGCCGTGCTCCTGGAAATATGCTTCGTGGACTCAAGCGCCGACGCAGAGGTCTACAATCAGAAGTTCGACCAGATTTGTGCGGGCATCGCGGACGCGCTCTCCCCCTTGGAGGCCGCAGGACGACCAGACGAGGAGAATGGGGACGATATGCGCACGATTGAAGCCGGCGACGAGGGCGAAGACGTCAAGACGGTGCAGCGCATCCTTGGCATCCCGGAGGACGGCCAGTTCGGTCCGATGACCGACGCCGCGGTGCGGGCGTTCCAAGCGGCGGCGGGGCTCGACGATACCGGCGTCGTTGACGAAATGACCTGGGAAGAGCTCAGCCAATTGGACCGCCGCAAGAGCAAAGCGGCTCCCCACTTGCCGCCCGCCTTGCAGGCGTCGATCCTTTCTAAGATTCATGGCATGCCCCTGTTCCTTTATAGCTGGGACGACCGCGGCATTGCGCCCGCCGGCTACATCAACGGCATGGCGCTAACCTTCGCCCTCCTCGTGCAGATGTACAACGATGGCGACAACTTCGCCCGCGAGCTCGCCAAGGCGCCGGCCGGTGACGAGGACGACGCGCTGGTTGTCTACGAGGACGAGTTTAAGGCTGCCAAAATGGACAACAGCGCGACGGGCCTCACGACCTTGCGGCATCTGCTCGTGCTGATGATTGGGCTCGGCATGCGCGAGAGCAGCGGCCAGTATTACGAGGGCCGCGACCAGTCGGCAGAGAACGTCGAAAGCGACACCGCCGAGGCCGGCTTGTTTCAGACCTCGTGGAATATCAACACCTGCAGCGACGAGTTCATGGACGAGCTGCTGCGTTCTTATTGGCTCGACCCGAACGGCTGGTTGCCGGTGTTCGGCGAGGGGCTGGTGCCGAATGCGACTGACTTGGAGCACTACGGCTCCGGCGACGGCGCGCGCTATCAATTCCTGGCGAAATACGCGCCCGCGTTCGCAGTGCTGGTCGCGGCGCTCGGCCTGCGCCTCCGGTGCGACCATTGGGGCCCGATCAACCGCGGCGAAGTTGAGCTGACCAAGGAAGCGGACGAGATGCTTAAGCGCGTGCAGTCCCTGGTCTGCACCGCATAGCGCCGGCCATGCTGCTCAACGTCTCGGACGACGACCATTTCCAAGCCTACCTCGACCGAGAGGAACAGCGGCTGTACGTCCCGATGGCCGGCATTCTCACTGCCGGTGTGCGGCTTCAAGTCAATCGCACTTCAGTGGCGGCCGAGGTCTACATCGTGGAGCGCGGCGGGCCGCTTCTGCTCAAGACCTATCGGCGCATCTATCGGGACCAGTTCCGTGCCGTCAGCGCGCTCGAACGCAAGGCGGAGGGGGACTCGATCACCGAGTTCATGGCCGAGCAGGAGCGCTATCTAAAGGCCGAAGGCGCCCGCAAGATTGTCGACATTGCCGAGAGCTTGCGTGATTTCGTGCGCGGGGTCGTGCTTGGGATGTTGCAGGACGGCAAGGGCACGGAGACAATCGCGCGCGCGCTTTCCGGCCAAGCGCCGGAGATCGGCCGCACGCGGGCGGCGACAATCGCGCGCACCGAGACCCACAACGCCGCGCTCGCTGCTATCGACCAGACATTGAAGTTCAAGAACATCACGGTCCAAAAAAAGACCTGGTGGGCGAACCGCGACCGCCGCACGCGGCCGACGCACCGCGCGGCGCACGGGCAGGAAAAGCCGCTCGATGAACCGTTCATTGTCGGCGGCGAAAAGATGATGCGGCCGGGGGACGATAGCTTCGGCGCGGGCGCGGAAGAGATCATCAACTGCCGCTGCAGCGTTCTCTACGAGGCCGCCGAGCCGCCGGAGCCGCCCGGCGTCGTCGTCTAGCACTTGTAGAGTCCGGCCGCTTGCGCTACCGCCCGTAGCCGCGTGGGGGCCGGCTCCTCCTCCTAGGATTTGACCGAGGACGTCTCACCAGATTCATCGGCCGCCGGCTCCCGCGCGCCCTTTCCCACCACAGCTAAGCAGCAGTGCGCGCACGTCAACCGAAAAGGGAGAAAGCCCTATGTGGTATTTGATGCAAGCGATTCCGATCGGAATTCCCGGTCACGAACTTCCCCCTGGCATCAGTGGCGGTCCCGGATCGCTGCCGCCCTATCCGAGCCAGGGCCTGCCGGGACAGCCGCCCTATCCGAGCCAGGGCCTGCCGGGACAGCCGCCCTATCCGAGCCAGGGCCTGCCGGGACAGCCGCCCTATCCGAGCCAGGGTTTGCCGGGACAGCCGCCCTATCCGAGCCAGGATTTGCCGCCCGGCATCTGGGGCGGCGCTGGCTCGCTGCCTCCGGGCGTCAGTGGGGGGCCCGGCTCGCTGCCTCCGGGCATCAGCGGCGGTCCGGGATCGTTGCCGCCCTGGGCCACGCAACTGCCTTGGGGGCCGCCGGATCAGCCCGGGGTGACCCCGCACGGCCAGGCGGTCGCGGGCGCGCCACCTGCCACTGTAGACACAGCCACGGGCGCTTGGGTGCTAGTCAGCATCGGCGGCGCGCTGGTTTGGGCATGGGCGCAGAAGCCGCAAGCCTCCGGAACGCCGGGAACGCCTGACCACACCCTGCCGCCTGGTTCCCCTGGTGCGCCGTCGCACCCGATTGCAACGCCGCCCGGCAGCACGAAGCCCGTTCAGCCCGCGCAACCGAAAGCTTAAGGTATTGAAATGGTGCGCGCCCCCTCCTCCTGGGGGCGCGCATTGCTAATCGCGGAGGGCGAGCAGGGCTTTTCCCGCACGCGAGCGCTGGCGTGATGCGAAATAAAAGAGGCTGCTTGCTCCAATCCGCCCACGCCCCCGCGTGTTGTTGCTTCGGATCAAAGCAGTCGGCCAGCGCGCTAATCCTCTTCCCCGGCATCGAGCAGCTCGTCGGCGAGCAGGCGCCCCTCATCATCGAGGAGCCCCGCCACCAGCTCGTCGTCGTCGCTCACCGCCTCGACAATTCGGAATAGCGCGTGCTCGGCCGCGGCGCGCTGCCGCATATGGTCTTCCTTGAACCTCCGCGCCGTCTCCAAGTTCACGGCGCGCTCGATGAGCAGCGCAAGCATTTGCAGCGCGGCCAGCGCGTTCGCGAGCGGCTCGAGCAAGTCGCGCCGCCGCATCGCGCTCAGGCGGAGCGCCAGGGCGGCATAGGCAGGGGCGGGCGCCGACATAATCCGGACTCTATCCCTTGACCTCCGCTCGTTCCCACCACTATGCTGCCGCCGCATTGGTGAGACGCATCGACGTGGGGCACGAACCGCGATGCATTTCGCCGACCTTACCTTGCGCAATTTTGAAACCAAATCCGTCACCGACGACAAGGCGACGTTCATCGGCATTGCGTCTACCAGCGACATCGACCTCGGCCAGGACATCATCGAGGCCGGGGCCTTCGGCAAATCATTGAACTCGGTCGTGCTCCTGCGCGACCACAATCCTTCCAAAGTTATCGGAAGGGTCAACGAGTTCGAGCAGGACGGGAAGGACCTGCGCGTGGCCGGCGAGATCGGCTTCGACAGCGACACGGCGCGCGAAACCTACGCCCTGATAAAGCGCGGCTACCTCACCGGCCTCTCGCCCGGCTATGTCATCAAGCGCAACGGCGCCTCGTGGGACGAGAAGGACCAGGTTCGCCGGATCAAAAAGGCCGAGCTCTGCGAGTGCTCCGTCGTCGCGATCCCCGCCAACCCGCGGGCTCGCCTCCGCAACGTCAAGTCGGTGCTCGAGCAAGTTGGCGCGCGCGACTTCCTCTTCGACCTCGGCTTTGAGGAGGAGGAGGTCGAGGTGCTCGTCACGAAGGGCTTCGACGCCTTGCTGCGCGGCGGGCCGGGCCAGGCGCCGCAATCTCCCTCCTACTTGGCACCCGCGCCTGTAAGTGCGGCTACGCCCGTTTGGGTCGCGGCTGTTCGCGATCTTCTCAACGATATGAGGACTCGACATGTCGACGCCAACCATTGAAGAGACAGTCTCCGCCCTCCTCACCGAAATCAAAACCACACGCACCGAGATTGCGACGGCCGACGAGGCGCGCAAGGCAGCGCTTGCCGAGCTGCAAAAGAGCGTCGCCACCGGCTCGAAGTCTGTCACTGACACTGAGGCCAAGGTCGAGCGCATCGCCGCGGACGTCGCGGCAAGCACGACCAAGCAGCAGTCGCTGGAGGCCGCGATCGAAAGCCTCTCGAAGAAGGTCAACCGGCCGGGCGGGAGCGAGCCGTTCTCCGACGAGGTCAACCGCAAGGCGGCGCGCGGCCTGCTCGAAATGCGGCACCTCATGCGCGTCCCGAAAACCGACCCGAGCCATCGCTTCGCCCCGACCGAGCAGGAAATCGAGGAGGCGATGGTCGCCTGCAAGGCTCTCAATACCTTGATGCACAGCATCGACGTCGCGCAAATGCCGGAGCTCGAACGCAAGGCGCTGACGTCGTTCAATATGGGTGCGTCCGGTTTCATTCTTCAGCCCGAGATGTCCTCGCGGATTCTTTCGTGCCTCGTCGACATCACCGACGTCGCCGGCATCATGGCGAATATCTCGATCAGTGGCCCGTCGATTAAGTTCATGGTCGATGACGTGCGTATCATGCAAGCCGCCTGGGCCTGTGAGACGTCATGCTTCGCCAACAACCCGCCGGCCGTCCTCACCGAGGGGCTCGGCGAAATCGAGATCAAGCCGGAAACACTGCGGTATGTCGTCTGCGCGTCGCGGGATATCCTTGAGGACGCGGCGGTCGACGTCGAGTCGTGGATGCTTGCGAAGGTCAACTTTGCGTTCCGCAATACCGTTTCCACCGCCATCCTCACCGGCGACGGCATTGGGAAACCGCTTGGAATTCTCAATCCTACCGCGGGGATTCCGATCTGCGATACCGGCGTCGGCACCCCCGCGGGCCAATTCACATGGCAAGATCTCATTATGCTCAAGTGGATGGTGCCCATGCAATTCCAGGGCGCCGGCCGGTTTCTGATGAACCAAAATTCCTTCGCCCAGGTCCTCACCATGAGCGACGCGAACGGGCGGCCGATCATGATCGCGAGCCCGACCGAGAGCGGTGTCTTCCTTATCAACGGATCGGCTGTGCAGATTGTGACGCAAATGCCCGACGCGGTGCCAGGTGCTACTCCGGTGGCTTACGGCAATTGGAATTTGACGTACATGGTGGTCAACCGGAAGGCGGTGACCATGCAGCAAGACCCATACTCGGCGGGTTTCTGTGTGCTCTTCAAGTTCGAGGCGCGTGTGGGCGGCTCGATCATCTGTGCGAACGCAGCGCGGCTGTTGCGCATTAAGTGAACGGAGAGGGCGGAGCCCGGCAATCTTGCCATGGGCATCATCTAATAATTGGCCGGGCTCCTGGGGTCGCCGCAGCGACCTTAACGAGAATGCTGGCGCACGGTGCGCCGTGAAGCAAGAGGAGAGTTACGATGGGCATGTGGAGCGCCGCGGGTGCCGTCGCGGCATGGAATGTCGCCACTCCGAAATATGCGAACCTCGCGGTTGGCTACGCCTACGCCGTGATCTTCGGCAACCAGTCGGTGTCGGACATCACGTCGGGCACGTACACTTTTGAGGGCGCCGACGCGAGCCCGGCAGACGCCTGTTTGCCCGGGGCGTTCACGGCGCTGCAGACGACGCCCGCCTGCGACGCGCTTCCGGGCGCCGTAGTAGGCCCGGCAACGATCACGTTCTCGGCGGCGGCGCCGCTGCGCGCCGGGCAAATGTGCTCCTTCGCGATCGAATGCCCGAAGCAATTCCTGCGGGTTGCCGGGGCGCCGGTCGGAGGCATGGACATCATCGCGGTTGTGACGAGGCTTCGGCGGACCAACTTTGGGCAAGCCGCGTGAAGTTGAGCGAGGCGCACCGCGTCGAGGGCGACGTTCGCGTGGAGTTCCGCGGAACCGGCCGCGCCCGGTTTCGTTTGCAGCACACGAGGAGCTTCAACGGGGAACCCGATACCCTTAGCTGGAGCGACGTCACCCAGGTTTCGAACGGAGCGCTGGCCTCGCCCGAGGATGGCGTCGACGGGCGGACCCGCCTCGTCGGGGTTCTGGTGGACTGGGTCGAGGGCGACACGGACGTGCCGTATCGCCGGTATCGCGCCGACTGGCTTCGCGTTGTACCATTTGATGAGTTTGACAAGGAGCTCGTCGAGCAATGCCTGAGGTACGAGTTCAAAGTGGTGCCCGAGCGGAGCGCCGGATCGTCATCCGCATGACGCAGGCGGCGCTCTACTCGCTTGATAACGGCATCACCAGGACGTCATTTCTCGACGGCGAGCTCTATGAAGTTCCGGCGTTCGCCGGCCGGGCGATGATCAGCCACGGCTGGGCGCGTGCGGCCGATGGCGACGAGGCGCCGCCGCCCGAGCGGTATCCGGAACCGGACCCGAAGCCGGAGCCACAAGACCCTGAGCCTGAGCCGGCCGTCGCGAGCGCGCCGGAGATCGAAACCGGGGCTGTGCCGAAAAATGAAACTGCGACCTACAAGCTCAAGCTGACGAAAGGAAAACGCGATGACTAGCACCTGCAGCAATTTCTGCGCGGATCCCGCTCCGTGCGTGCTCGACTGGTTCAAATCGCCTTGCGTCTGCACGGTTGCTGCCGGCGGCGTGGCGCCGACGGTTGCCATCACCCGGCCGGCGGAAGCGGAAGCGCCGCCCGCGCAGGCGGAGCCCGTGTAAGGTGAAGCCTTTGCTTGCTGAGCCCGCGAGGAGCATTGGCGCCACCGGCGAGCGCAAGAACCGGCCGCTCATTGCCACCCGGCGGGCCGGCGTGGTGATTGTGCCGCCGCGGCCCGCGCGCCTCGTCGTCAAGCCGCGCGTCGGCGGCATCGTCACGGCGCGGCCGCAACCATAGGGGTCAAGCTGTGGCCATTTGTCAGCCGGTGGCGTGCTGCTGTGAAGAGTGGACGATCGCGCCCGGCCTGACGTTGCCGCTCTACATCGACTGGTCGACGTGGCTCGCGCAGCTCCCCGGGTACAAGCTCACAACCGTTGCCGCCGCAACGCTGAGCAAGATCGGAGCGGTTGTTGAGCCGGCGCCGTCGAGCGAGATCGAGCTCGTCTCGGGGCGCGACCCGCCGCCGGCCAATGCCCACCCGGGCTTTACAGAAATTTTGAGCGACGGCACCGTGACGCTGAATATCGTCGACGCCGCCGAGACTGTGCCCGTCGGCAACTTGTACCGCCTCGACCTCGCGGTTTATGCGCGCGATTGCGACGGCCGCACCATCGCCCTCAAGTTCTGCGTGAGCATCTATATCACGTCCTGCTAGGGTCAGATGGTCACGCGGCTTTTGCCGCGCGCCGCTTGGCGTTAAGTTTTTGCATGCGTTCGCGGGAACGTTGGGCATGTGCCTTAGCGAATTCTGGATTGGCGTGAAGCTTCCGCATACGTTCGGATTGTGCTTTGACAAACTCTGGGGCTGTAAAGCGCTTCTTCGCGCGCTCATAATTTGCTTTGGCGAATTCTGGATTAGCATTTCGGTCGCGTAGGCGGTCGATATTTGCTTTGGCGAACTCTTGGTCCGCATTAAGCTTGCGTAACTGTTCGCGTCCTCGTTCGGCATGCATTTTGACAAGTTCCTGGTCGGCATGAAGCTTACGAAGACGGTTGTCTCGCGCTGTGGCGAATGTTGGATCAGCATGAAGTTTCTGCATGCGTTTGGTATGTGCTTTGGCAAACTCTGGGTTTGTAAAACGCTTTTCAGCATTTCTCTTGGAGAATCCGGGGGTGGTGTTGAGCTTTCGCATGTGTTCACTAGCAGCCAAACATCCAGTCGCGCCTTCACCACCATCGGTAAGATTGCACAGTGGACCCGTGCTAAGATCTCGCCGGCCGTATTGCGCAATCAATTCGATTTCCCGTTGGAAGGCGGCTGCTTCAACGGTGAAGTGGCTATCAATTTGGCTTATTGGCTCTAGCCAAGCATCGGCGATCTTGTTTAGCACCCGTTTGATCAACGGGTTGATGTGATTCTTGGCATTGCGCCAGTGGAAGTGCACGCGCGATCCGTGCCCTTTACCGATGTAGAACGGCTGTGAGTTCTTGCCGGGCCGCGGGTCGCGTAGGATATAGACGTAAAATTGTCGGGCTTTGCTCATATTTGGGCGCCTCCTATTCATGTGTATATGTCGCATAGCGGCTTCAGCCGGGGTTGCTTTGGGATGCCAAAGATTTGCTTACCCATGCCAAACCCGCTCAATGTGCGCTAAGGTTGAGCCATGGCCAGTGACGATCCCCGCCTCGCCGCCTATGCCTTTGCGAAGGTGCATGCCGCCGTCGATGGTGCGTTCCCCGAGTCGCTGACGTGGGGGTGGTTTTCAGCTAGCTGGCAGCTTTGCGCGGATCACATCGGGCTCGTCTATCCGGCGCGCGAGATTCGCGAAGAGGTCCACGTCGATCCACGCACCGGCGTGATACACCTGTCGCACGAGCCGACCGGCGCCGTGCAGTTCTTCGCGGGCGGACGGCTGGTGGCGACGCTGCCGCCGAATTCGCCGTGCTTCGGGCCGGAGCGCTATCGTCACACACTGTGCTGCCCGGCGCTGTGCTGCTATTGCGGCAGCTTGCGCGCGCACTATCAGGCGGGCGAGGATTTCGGTTGCGGCGAGGTCCCGCCAGGCTTCGTCATGGCGGTGGCGCGGGTCTTTGCCTACGTCGCCGAAAACCGAGGCGATGTGGGGCAAGAGCCGAACATACTCGGGCGGTGCGGGGCGCTCGCCTTCCTATCCTCGCGAACGACTTATGTCGCGTAAGGCGGGCTTGCTTTCCGGCGCCCTCGGCGGCAACATTCCAAGCGATAGGCACGGCAAGGCGAGGCAGGCGAGGCAAGGCCGGGCGGCGCGAGGCGCGGCCCGGCACGGCGAGGCCCGGCAAGGCACGGCAGGCAATGGACACGGGGACGGTGCGAGAAGCCCGTCCCCGTGTTATTGTTGAGCGATGGCGGAACCGCTGAAAATTGAATACTGGTCAATCGGCAAATTGCTGCCGTATGCCGCCAACGCGCGCACGCACTCGCCCGCGCAAGTCGAGCAGATCGCGGCCAGCATGACGGAATTTGGCTTCACGGTGCCGTGCCTCGTCGACGCGCGGGGCGAGCTCATCGCCGGCCACGGCCGGCTGCTCGCCGCCAAGCGGCTCGGCATGAGCGAGGTCCCGGTGGTCGTTCTCGGCCATCTGACCGAGCAGCAAACCCGCGCCTATCGTCTGGCCGACAATCAAATTGCGCTCAACAGCGATTGGGACACGACGCTGCTCCTCGCCGAGCTCGAGCGGCTCCGCGAGGAAGGAATTGACCCGCGGCTGCTCGGGTTTGACGACGACATCAGTGGGCTGCTCGCCAGCATCAACGATCCCGACGAGGTGCCCGAGCCGCCTGCTGTTCCGGTGTCGCGGCTGGGCGATCTCTGGCTGCTCGGCGCGCACGTGAGCTGCCCGAAGTGTGGGAAGCAATCCAAGCTTGAGAACGCGCTGCGCAAATGAAAGTCTGTTGCGAGCATTGTCGGCATGAGTTCGAGGCTGTTCCCGAGGGTGGCCATCGGCTGCTGGCGGGCGACAGCACCGACGCCGCTGCGGTGGCGAGGCTGATGCAGTCTGAGCGCGCCGTTCTCGTGTTCACGTCGCCGCCGTACGGGAGCCAACGGAACTACACGACCGGCGGCATTGCCGATTGGGACGCGCTCATGCGTGGAGTTTTTGGCGTGCTGCCGGTCACCGGCGCCGCGCAAGTCCTCGTCAATCTCGGCCTCGTGCACCGTGACAACGAGTGGCAGCCGTATTGGGAGGGCTGGCTCGATTGGATGAGCGAGCAACGTTGGCGACGTTTCGGGTGGTACGTTTGGGATCAGGGACCTGGATTGCCGGGCGATTGGAGCGGACGTTTTGCGCCGTCGTTCGAGTTCGTCTTCCACTTCAATCGCGAGGCACGCAAGCCAAACAAGATCGTGGAGTGTGTATGGGGGGGCACGGAGACGCATCTACGGAAGGACGGCAGCTCCACGGCGCTGCGCAAGGCCAGCGGCGAGGTTACTGAATGGTCGCATGCCGGCACCGCGACTCAGCCTTTCCGCATTCCGGACAGCGTTCTTCGATTCATGCGGCACAAGGCGCGCGGGATTGAGGTCGATCATCCAGCAGTGTTCCCGGTGGCGCTGCCGGAATTCATCATCTCGGCGTACTCGAATGCGGGCGAGATCGTTTATGAGCCATTTGCCGGCAGCGGCACATCGATCGTCGCCGGTGAGCGCACGGGGCGCCGCGTGATGGCGATCGACATTGCGCCGCAATACGTCGACATTTCGATCATGCGCTGGCAGAACTTCACCGGCCGCACCGCCGTGCACGCCGACGGCTACCTGTTCTCGCGTGAAGCCGCGGCCGCTGTAGCATGACGAAGGGTCTCCCGTGCAAGTGCGAGCATTGCGGCACCGGGTTCGAAGCCGAGCCGCAAGGTGGTCACTGGTTGCTATGCGGCGATGCGACCAGCGCTGACGACGTCAAGCGCGTGCTCGGCGACGCGCAGCCGCACCTGATGGTGACAGATCCGCCGTATGGGGTTGATTACGATCCGGCATGGCGAAAGCGCGCGGGCGTCCATTTGAACAAGGCCAAGCTCGGTAAGGTGGCCAACGACGATCGCGCCGACTGGCACGAGGCGTGGGCGCTATTTTCTGGCGACGTGATCTATTGCTGGCACTCCCACCGATACGCCGTTGTGGTGCATGATTCGCTCGAGGCCGCACGCTTCGATATCCGGGCTCAGATAATCTGGGCCAAGGACCGGTTAGTGTTGTCGCGTGGCGACTACCATTGGCAGCACGAGGCGTGCTGGTACGCGGTACGCAAGGGGCGCACCGGGCATTGGGCAGGAGATCGTAGTCAAACAACGCTGTGGCCGATCAAGGCGCGCGAGGACGAGGGGCATGGCCACTCCACCCAAAAGCCGGCCGAGTGCATGAAGCGCCCGATCGAGAACAATTCGGCGCCGGGCCAGGCGGTGTACGATCCGTTCGTTGGCTCGGGCACGACCATCATCGCCGCCGAGATGACCGGCCGTGTCTGTCACGCCATCGAAATCGATCCCGCCTATGCCGATGTGGCGGTTCAGCGGTGGGCCAAGTTTGCAAACAAAATCGCGACCCTCGAAGCGACCGGACAGACATTCGAGCAGGTGATGCAGGAGCGCCAGCATGACGACTTGGCACCGCTTCGTGCGGCACGAGGCAGTCCGCGATTATCTTCTGCTGGGATGGATGCCGTTTCCACAGACGCTTGATGGCAGTCACCATGCGGACTGGTCTATACATCTCGGCTGGATATGCCGGTGCGTCATGGTGGAACCGGCTGGTCAGCCGCCGACCGGAAGGCGTGGGAACTTTGCTTGCGGGAGCGGAAGGGGAGAACTATTTTCGAGAACGTAGCGTCCTAATCTCAAACGGAGGAAATCCGACATGGCTAACCAACCCGACCCCAAGGACCCGCCCGATCCCCCGAAGCCAACCCCTCCCGGCCAGCCGCACGACCCGAGCAAGCCGGGCCAGCCGCAGCCGCGGTAGCGACTAGAACGAAAAACCCCGCCCGAGAGGGCGGGGCTTGCCGGCGGGAGGGGGGCGGGGCTAGAAATCTTTGGCGACCGGCGCCGGTCGCACCGCGCGAAGGATGGTGGCAAGGGCGGCCTGACATGTCTCGCGATACCAGGACCAATTATATCCGCTATAGAAGTTGATACGCCGTTCGTTGCTGGCCCTCGCCCATATCTCCGTGGCAGGCAATGACGGGTCCTCGGCCAATACCTTCTTCTCGATCACGACCATTGCCTCCCGAGCCCGTTCGACCTCGGTGTCGGTGACGTAGACCATCATGTAACCATCGCGCTGGTCGTGGCACTGTTTCACGATGACGTAACTAGCATAAGCCCTGTACAGTCGGTTGCGAGGCTTGGCTGCCTCGATGGCCTCGTTGACCGCGATGCGGCGGCGTTCCTCGGCGGCCTCCTGGCGCGCCAGTACCCCGGCGGCCTGCTTGGCCGCGATGCTGCGGCGCCAGGCCGCCGCCCATTCGGGCAAGTGCGGGAAACAAATTGCCCTTACTGTGTCGTCGTCGCCTAGCTGGTCCCAGGCAGCTTGAACGTCTGCCAGCGGCGGCCCGCTGTGGCCCAGCGCCCGGTAATTGCGAAGCGTGGTGCTCCGCCAGTCGCCCACAGTGTGAAACGCTAGATCTGCCTCGCGCCGCACATCGGGGTGTTTCAGCATGGCGGGACACTCCACCGCCAGCGCCCGTTCGGTGGATGATTGTTGAGCGGACACCGGTCCCAATGTCGCACCGATTAGACCCAGCGTGGCGAAGCCACCCATAAATCTGTTCATTGGTATCTCCCTTTTCCGGTTTAGGGGCCCCGCGGGGTTGCGGCGCGCCCTCATGTGCCTTTGTCGCATTGAACCCGTGAGATATCTTGCGCGGCCGTGCCAAAGACTTGCGCAGGTGTGCCTGGGCAGCGTCAGGGGTCGCTTTATCTTTCCAGCTGGATCACGATTGGCGCGGGCGGGGTTTGCCCGATTTTGAATCCGATAAAGCCCGCGCCCGCGCCCGCGATGGCGGCGGTAGTCGCCACGATCAAAAGGATTGCACGCGGGGTTTCCCAAAATACCCGTTTGCGCCGTAACAGCACGTCCAAGCGTAACAACTCTTGCTGCACTGCGTCGCTCATGGGTCCTGATCCTTCTTTTCCGGGTTTTGGGGCCAGCGGAATGCTTTGCCCTCTGACCCCTTGGCCCCGCCGAGGGGGCGGGGCGAGGGCATTGCCGGGGAAAAGCCTTGTGGGGGCTACAGACCCATAGCTTTAACGAAAGCTATTGCCGCTGCGAACAAAGCCGCTCCTGTGCCTATGAACGTCACTGCAATTTGCCAGATGGCGTATCTTATTTCTTGCCGCTTGCGGTCATGGTCCGCCAGCATTTGATCGATGTGTGCGAGCTTTTCGCGCAAATCGATGCTGCCGGGATCGTAGGTGGGGCTAGTCATTCCGGTGCTTTCTTTTCCCTTGGGGCCGGCGGGATGCCGGCCCTTCTGACCCCTTAGCCCCGCCGAGGGGGCGGGGCGGGGCAGGCTATTGGGAGCGAGGCTAGCCTAATTCCGGGGTGGCGCTTAGGCGAGTTTGTAGCTGGTCACATCGTCGGTGCGCGTGCGCTCGATCTTCATGCCCTGCTTGGAGCCAAGCCTGCTGATGCTGGCGCGGAGCGTGTGGGCCTGCCAGCCGAGTTTCTTCATCATCGCGGCGGCGGGCGCGCCCTTCTTGAGCATCGTGACCAGCATCTCGTTCTTGGTCCCGGTGCGCTTCGCCTTCGCGGGCGCGGCCGCGCGGCGGGCGGTCTTGGTCTTCGGGAGGATGGTGCCGTTGGCGCGGCGAGCGGTCTTGGTCATGGGTGGGCCCTTTCGGTTTGGCGGGGCGGGCGCGCCCCGACGCCGCACACATCGCTCTGAAGCCCGCGCGCATCCACTCAATTGTGAGCAATTTCATTGCGATGATCACCGCCTTTCGATCATCATCAAACGACCAACTCGTGGGTGCGTCCTTAGCCAGCAGCACCCGTTTCCCTGTTTGCGCCAGTGTTCGCCAACGGCGCGCCGCTGGGCCGCCTGCCCCGCCCCTTTTGCTCTTTCGTGCCAAAGCCGGTGGCGCTAGGCTCGGCCAATGCCCAGGATTGACCAACGCGCGCAAGCCCGGCCGGCGCCTGACATCGGGAGCCTGCGCGAGATCGCGTGGGTCTGCACCACCGTCGAGCGCCCGGACCTCGGTGGCCCCTCGACTATCGTCGAGCGCCCGGGCGTGATCAAAGTTCATGCGCGCGTGCGTCCGCTCAAGGGCACGCAGGTTCTCGATTGGAAGGCGGTGCTCGGGAGCGAGCAAGCGCCGACGCATGAGATCACGATCCGCATGCCGCCGGACGTTTCCGTCCAGCTCAACCATTGGGTCTTTTGCGAGGACCGGTATTCGAAAAGCTGGTATCGGATTCGCACCGTTGAGGATATGGGCGGCGTGCGGCGTTTCCTGCTGCTGCTATGCTCGCTCGAAACATTCAACGACGCGCGGCTCGACCCGGCGACGCAAAAGCCGCCGCCGGTCTTTGAGGTCCCGGAGGGCAGCGACGTGGTGGAGTCGATCTGATGGCCAGCGCGAAGCGCGGCATGCTGGTTGGTGCACCGCAATGGTGGAGGCACCTGCGTGCTTGGAAGCGCGTGTTTTGGAAGCGCCAACGCAAGGCCGAACAGCGAGAGATTGAGCGCGAGGTTCGCGACATCATCAACAAGGAAAGCACCAAAGCCTGATGGCGCTCGTCGGCCTCGAAATCACCATGAAGAATTTGCCGCGCCCGCTGCGCGACGAGCATGCTGTTACGGCGTGGATCGAAGCGCGCTTGAACGATGCTCGCAACACGTTCGTCCGCAATGTCTCGCGCGGCACCGGCGGGGGCCGAGTCTACAGCCGCGGGCGCCGCACTCACCGCGCCTCGGCGCCCGGCGAATATCCCGCGACCGATACCGGGCGCTTGGTCAATTCCGTGGATTATCGGATGGTATCGCCGACCGAGGGCGTGCTGTTCTCGGATATCGACTATGCGGAATATCTCACCAAGGGCACGCGGCACATGGCGAAACGGAAGATGATGCGCGAGGCGGTCGAGGAAGCGCTTGCGTCGCGGCCGGTCCCCGCCGATCTCAAGGGCGCCGTGAAGTTGTCGGGGTAGCCATGACGAGCTTTTGCCCCGCAACAATGTGTCCGCTATTCGCGGCCGATGGCTCGCCGTGGACCGGCGATAAGAACTCGCCATGCCCGCAAGCTCGTCCGCTGCCGATGATCCCCGGCGGCGGCTGCGGCTGGTGGAAAGGCTTCGGCGGCTGCGGCTGCGACGGCGCGACCGCAGCGCTCCAACAGATCGCCGAGGTCGAGCGCACGGGCGCGACCTTGCAGATTGGGCCCGTGCGGCAAAGGCGCCAGCAGCGCACCGCGCCGCGCGCCTTCGACTGTCCACGCGCCGAGGACTGCCAATGGCAGCGCGAAGCCGGCGCCGGCCTATGCCCACCGCGTCTTGCCCTGGCAAAGGGCATCGACCCAAAAGCGTGTGCCTATTGAGGAAACCGACGTGCTCGCTCGTCCCGAATTCGTCTCGCTCTACGAATTGGTCACGCTCCGCATTC